GTACACCATTGTGATACACATGAACTTTACCGACAGTGTAGCTAAGGCCAGTGAGGCTTGTAGTGTTAGTTGTTATGTCAAAGACTTTTTTGTTTTCTGCACCCGAACTAACGACAGATGCGCCTGATCCTATGTAACCTGCCATTTGTTATTCTCCTTTAAGGTGTTCCGCTTGCTTCAGCATTTACTTGTGCGGCTGTTTTAGCCCAACCTCTTGTAAAGGCATCTGCTACGATTAGCTCACGAGTTGCTGGTATAGCTACGCCTTCGTCTAATGCACGATTGGTATACATTGATACGATTTCATCGTTAGCTATTCTGGCTCTATTGGTAAGCGCATTGTCAGCCCAATCCTGTGGGTCTGCGGCGGCGTACTGTAAGCCTTTGTATTGTGTGTCTGTTAAAGTAATTGTTATGTTTGGCATACTTGCCTCCTTGTTGTTTATCTTGTTAGCCTAGTAAGTATCCACTGAAGGAACACCATGTGGAACTATTGTGTGGTCTGATTGATCCACTGACTGACCATCTTATATAAACGTTGTCATTCGCAGACATATATACTGATGTAGATAATTGTGTTTCTACATAACCACCATAACCATAATTACCATTAGCAGATTCTCCTGCTAACCGCCCTGCGGCTTGAATACTCGTAGAATTGATATATAAGTTCATGTGTAGGCCATCATCACTATCTCCCACTCCTTCCCATAGGACACGAGAAGCAAAGAAATAAACACCAGATACGGGCGCAGTAAACTTACCTGTTGAAGTAGAGTAATGCCCCCCGATATTGTGTTTACCCTGTCCAGAAGTAGCACTAAACAAAACAGTACCAGCGTCTGACGATGTGTTTGTATTCCCGGTGACTCTAAAACTTGGCTGATTTGGCTTTGTGACACGGCCTGACGAGTCGATGCGCATGCGTTCTGTGTTTGAACCACTATCTGCTTTTGTAGAAAACAATAAATTACCACCACGATTATTTGCAGTAGCACCATCTGTTTCTGCTGATACCTGTGCAATGGTTTTGTTTGTGGTATTTGCATCTTGTAAAAAATTAAGCTGACCAACTCCTGCACCATCACCATCTGCACGACTGCCAACCACTTGCATTACACCATCATATGCACCACCTTTTACAGTAAGGTATGGGGTAAAAACACTACTTTCAGGGTTTGGAGAACTCGTCCCAATACCAACGTTAGAACCACTAACTGTAACTGCATCTGCAAGTTGAGCTAATTCGTTTTGTTTACTCATTATGTTTGCTCCAATACACTCACGATCACATCACAACTGGATGCTGTGTCACTTGTTACAATTACAGTGTCTGTAGTTTCTAAAATAAGTTTTCCATCTAAAACTGATAGAGCCGCACCGCTTGGGAGTGGTACACCTTTGACGAGGTAAACACCTGCCGCTTGGACATCTACTTTGATCTGTGACGTTGTTCGGTTTGCTAAGTTACACCCGATCATTACGGCTGTAGTCGAACCTGGTACTGTATATGTAGTTGTTGCACCCGTACCAACTGAGGCGCTTGTGTAGTTCTTAAAGACGTTTGCCATGAATCACCCCAATGCTATTGCCATTGCCAAGCTCGTTCCCGCTTGGTCGACATCTAAATTACTGCGAGCAGTAGCAGCCGAAGATGCTCCTGTTCCGCCATTTACTATAGAGAGGTCAGTACCGCTCCACGTTGTGTTATTAACACTCTCCAACTTCTCGTTATTTAAGTTGGTAAAGTTCGCATCAACTTCAGTGTTAGTTAGGGGCGAACCCTTGCCAGATCGTGTTACAATAGTAGCCATTGTTCCCCCCTACCTATTAAGATGCAGCTAAAGTGATTGTCCAAGTGACGGACATCGTATCATCAGCAGCTTTGTTAACGACGCTAAATACTGTACGGCAAAGCATGTCACCCGAGGATGCAGCGTTGAAAATCCCAGCTTCTGTTACAGCACCCGTTGCATCGCCTGCTTCAAACGCAGATACGTACGCAACTTTTTCGTTGTTAGAACCAGTGATTGTTGACGAGTCTAATGCTTCGCGAGACCCCAGTAGAGTCACAAGATCAGTTTGACCTGCGGCCGCCGCTGTTGTGCCAGAACCGAGCGCCATGTGTGACATGACTGCTTTAGAAGTACCTGTCATACGAGATGCGATATACGCAAGCCCTGCGTTTACAACGAGGTTCTTTTCTACGCGTTCTTCTTTGATGTTCCCGGCCTTGTCCTTTAGGACGATGTTAAGCTGACCGGATAGCTTTAGGTTTTCAAGGATCATTTCGATCTCCTAAGTAAAGGTTCGGGAAGCGCCGACGTAGTCTTCCGCAAAGTAAGTGAAATCAGCATAACCCTGACTTCGTAATGACCCCACGTCGGTCATGGAGGTTGTGTCTGACGGACGTTTGCCAAAGTTAAGAACATCGCTGTCCGTAACTCCGTAACTGTCCGTAAACGCTCTATTGTAGTTCACAGCTAAGTTAAGAGTGTCTATAGCCGCAGCTATGTTTCCCGTAACTTTCGCAAACTGCATTTCTTGATCGTCTGCTGTCGTTGCTTCACCGTCTAAGTCGTCAGTTACAGTTGTTTGATCGGTGAGAATTTTAGTACGTGTAGAAGTGAAATTCGATGTAACTGTCGCTGTGTCGGTTAGCGTCTTAAAGAAATCAAATATGTGTTTTTCACTTACGTACCCATTTTCAGCAAGAACTTTAAAGAACGCTAACGTAGCATCTTCCGCCGCGCTAGAGTCGTCAGTAAAGGTTTTAAACACGCTTAAAACAGCACCGTCTGATGTACCTACGCCGTCTAAGGCAGCTAAACTGTCTAAGAACGCAGACGTTATTAAAAACTCCCCAGTTTCAAATGTAGCTTTGCTGGAACCCGCAGAATAAGTCGCAGATATACCCAGTCGCGTGTACGCGGCTTTAAGAGCTTGGTATAATACTGCGGACTTGAGTTTCACGCAAAGTCCTCCCGTATTCTGAACCGTAAGGTGTCGTACAGGGTTTCACGGAGCCCAGATGCTTTAACTATTTCTAACTCACCCTCATAAGTACCGGCTTCTTGATTTAGATCGTTTGCCTGCCACTGAACAATTGCTACTCCAGTGGCAGCAGTGTCTGGGTTTACGTATAACGCTCGCGAGAATAATACTGTTGTTTCTCCAACAGCACGAAAATGCAGAGTTACAGTACCACCTGTTAGGTCTGTAGCTAAGTTCGTATCTTCGTCAACCAACGTCACTTTTATTTGTGGTCCAGTATCGCCTTGTACGTAGTTAAATGATGTTGCCATTATGCTCTCCTTCTACGACCAGAAAAGTTTTGAAACTGTACACGCGTTCTTACTCTGCGGTACTCTCTACTCTTCGCGTCGTCGATTTCTTTGGCAAACTTTTGTCGGTAGTACATGGACAACTCCATGTTGCTCCACTCTTTGCCGGGTACAGATGTTAAATGCGCTATAGCTCCATACGAAATACAGCGACCGTGGGATTCAAAAATCCAGTCTTCTACACCCGTTGCAGTAAGTTTTGTTTTAAGAACTCCCCACCCTCTGAAAGAGTATTTATTGTCAGGTGTTGGGTAGAACCGAATGGATGTATCTTGGTATATAGCGTAGAATGATGGTGAGCCCGTCCCGTTAAACTGTGACGTGTCTAAATGTTTGTCTGTGACACGACTCATAGGTCGCCCATCCAGTATTAATTCGTAGACATTTTCTAGGATTGCTTCGTTAGATGGCAACTGTATTGGATAGTCTGCAACTTTATTTACAGCGTAATCTTTTTCTATCTCAAAGCGCCAAATCTCGCTTCGCTCTAAGAACTTAGAAGCGGCCTCTTGCAAGTGCGACTCCATAACAATCTCAGGACAACCCGGTAGGTAAGGTTGTAGGTACGGATAAAATTTACTCCAAGGGGTTGTAGCCATTTACGCCACCATACTTCCTGGAGACGGCGAAACTGCCGCGTCCACTTGAGTTTTTGTACCAATAGCCGCGTTGAATGTTTGAAAAGCAGATGAAGCGCGTGCCTCATTAGCTCCGTACTCTGCATCTTTGGAGTACGCTCTATACAGTACCCAATCAGTGATTGGACCAAGGTATATATCGTCAAGTAAAATAACTGTGGCATTACTATTTGCGGGGTCTAACTGACTGTCCGTCAGCGCGTGCTGATCTGGTGTGTCGACGTAGACGACCTCTAACTGGGCTGTTGCCGCCGCCGGAGGATAAACATAAAAGTCTTTAGGGTTACGAGGGTCGTAAGTATAATGCTGAATGTTAGCGGTTTGTGTCTCTGTGTGCCAGCTCGGACGCTGATCATCTAAAACACTCTGCGCAACAACCCTGACCACCTTCTTAGTAGAGATAGAAGCTAAATTTCGTTTGATGTCTAACAGCCTAATTGCTGTCGGAAACCCACCGCTAGATGCAGTTAATGTTTGCTTGGAACCGGCCGCACATGTAAAAGTTGCACACTTCGCGTTTGCGTCTGGTCTGAGTAAAACTATGCTGAGGTACGACTCGTTCAACCACCGTTGAAGCTCGAGACGCGGCCAACGCACGTTTGAATCTTGTAAAATAGCTTCGACGCGAGAAATAACATCGATAACCTTTATGGTCGCCATTAGCTTAGTCCTCTCATTAAAGGGTGAGAGGGGGAGTGATCCCCCTCCCGTTAGCTATTAGCTTGCAGCGCCAACTAGAGCTGTTACCAATGCTTCGTTTTTAACAACTTTGCGGCCATATACGGCAAGGCCACGAACGATGTCACCAAAGTCAGTTTGGTTACGTAAAGGCTCAGTTTTGCTGATCTGAGAAGCAAACGAACAAGCTGTGCTTGTACCAGCTACCATCATGCGACGTGCTTTAGCGTTTGATACTGTTGCACCACCAGATGTTGCAGATAGACCTGGAACAAGAGCTTTAGCGGCTTGACCTTTTGGCAACAAGTTAGACACGTATACGTCGAAGCGATCTAGCATACCGATTTTACCTGTACGGATTGTGCTTGACTGATCACCTGTGAAGTACGCTTGTGCAATGTTTGTTTGCATTAACAACTGACGATCGCGTGGTGAGATGATTAACCAACGCCCATCTTCTGGAACGTTTTGCTCATCTAGTGCTGAAGACATCTGTAAGATAGCGTTCAGTACGTTTGCTGGAGTTGCTTGATCGATTGGAGCAACGTCAGTACCCAAGTTGTAAGCACCTGAGATCGCACCAGCAGTAGCACCTTTGTTAGATGCGTTTGCACCTGATGTTACAAACCAGTTAAAGAACGTGTCATTTTCGATAACAATTTTCAACTGTTTAGCTGCATCATCAGTGAACATGTTCATTAAGTCCATGTCAGCTTGGTGAGCAAGTACATCGTTTACTTGTACGCTGAAGTATTTACCTTGGTCGATCTGCATGTCTTGGAAGATCGGTACAGGAACTTCAGAAGTCAGGGTAGTGCCCGCTCCTGCGTAGTCATTGATGGTGATTGATGGTGCTTGACGGATACGAATTGTATCGCCTTGATTTTTGATCTCGCCTTCCCAATCAGTATTGGAAATTTCAGTCATCATTGTGTTCGCATAAAACTTAGCGTTTAGCTTTTGCGACCAGAGTTGTGGGATAAATCCACCTGAGTAAGATGGGTTTGTGTCAAATGCGCCGGAACCGACGACGGGAAATACAGCAGCCATTTTGGCCTCCTATTAAGTTTGGTTACTCGATAGCTGCTTACATGTTAACACGAAGAGTTATGCTCTAACGCGACCTTCCATATATGCAACTGTCAATTCAGCTTCAAGTTTTTCCGCATCTGCATATTTTCCTTTAGTATTAAGGGCACGAACTTTAATCCAAGCGTTATCTACTTCCCTTGAGGAGTATATCTTAGAGTTTTGGTTTGCACTCTGCGTACGTACAGAATTTGCAGAACGGTTTGGTGCAACCTGTTTCTCGAGTTCGGTCTGGCGTTGTTGCCGTGGTGCTGTTTCCGGTTCGGCAATGCTTTGTTTGAAGAGGTTTACATAATGTAAAACTGCTTCGGCATCACCTGCTTGAAACGCAGCAGCGGCCTGATCTCGTCGCGGACCTCTAAGCATAGGATCATGCTCATTTAGCCACGCAACCCATCGTTCATCGTTGTCGATTTCAGCAAAGTCAGGCACTACGGAATGTAGGCGCTGAGTAAAGCTCATCTCTCCAACATCGTTACCCGTCTTCGCAAGTTGTTCTTGCAGCTTCTGGATAACTGCGTCTTGTTGCTCCATCCGTTCCGTATATTCTTGCGAAACTTCCTGTGCTACTCGACGTTGAACGTCAATCAGTTCTTCACCAAATTCGGCTCGATCTGCATCGGTCACATAACTGACTTTCTCCTTCGACTTTGTCGGTTCAACTTTAAGCGCTTTAAGCTCCTGTTGGAGCTGTTTCGTTGCCTCGGTCATTTCGCGCACCTGTTGGTGCAACCGTGGAACTTCAGCGTCGTACTTACCCGTTAGGGTTTTGTACTTTTGCTTAAAAGTCTCTTCCTCTACGTCCGTCGGTGACGTGTCAGCTGACTTTGCTTCATCAGGTTCGGTTGTTGCTTCAACGGCTTCTTCAGTTACTTCCACTTCCGTATCCAGGGGTTCCACTGCGGTTTCGACTTGTTCGTCTTTAACCAGCTTTGGTTTTTTCTGGGCTTCTAGCGTTTTCTCTAGTTCTTCCAATTCTGCAATTTGTGCCTGTACCTGTTTTGGCAATGCCATATAGTTCTCCTTAAAGCATCATGTCTGTTGTGCAGCGCCCGTAGTATGCTGCTCCCGTCTTGGTGTGCCTCGTTGTGCTCTTACGAGCGGTTTCCTACTTTGGGCGACTCTTCAATCGCCTTTAGTAAATCTTCAAATGCTTCAGCCCGACCCTGCAACCGGTGGATTGTCACCATATCGGTTGCACTTACTAGTCGGCCTTTAGCCGTGTCTACCAACTCCCCCAGTAAATCTTGTAGGGAAGTATCGCCTGCCTCTTTGACCCGAAGTAGTGCATTTACATGCTGTGGGTTACAAAGATTCAGATCAATCATAGCTGTAATTTATCCTATATCTGTCAACGTGTCAACAGATGTAAGCACTAAGCGCCATTTGGACGTGGGCTCATGGTATTGTCTTGACGACCACCCATCTCCGTTCCGTCTTCTTGTATGTTCGCCGCTTCTTGCTCTGCCATCTGCTGCTGTTGCATCATCATTTGTTGCTGTTGCGCCATAGCTTGTTGTTTCTGGACGTCTTCCCTGGATGGAACAAGACGATCAACATTTGTGTTAAGATTTCCCGCCACATCGCGCAGTAACTCTGCTGTCCCTGGCAACCCAACAATCTGTTGAGCAACTGGACTTTCGAGGACAAGACGCAAGAAGTCAGTCTTGCGGACAGCTTCTGCTTCTTTAACAACCAGGGACATAGCGCCTGTCGCAACAATCTGCACGTCACCAATCAGATCTTCGTCTTCACTGTACCGTAGATTTCTCTGGTACTGACGTTCCAACATGGGTCGCATCACATCGTGGTCGATATTTGCTATAACCTGTTTAATACTCTTACCTGCGTTAGACATAAGCATAGATAGCCCCGAAGAGGTACGCCCTGCGCCCGGAACGTGCTGTCCTGTCATGTAACGTGGTATGCCTGATACTTCGTCTGATATGGCCATAAATCGGTCAAACACAGACATCAGCTCTTGAGCGTTTGAATTAGGTTGGAAAAATGACATTGGAGGGGTTGAATCCTGAAAGTCTGACTGTCGGAACTGCCATATTTTCCAAGGGTACATCTGTGTGATGTCCTCACCCGCCGGTAATCGGCTTATATTTACGCCGACCTGTGGACCCGATGAAATACCCATGTTGTTTGCCAACGCGCGAGCAGCAGCGTTACACATATTTTGGGCGTCCATACACAGGTCGGCAACCCCGTTGCCGTCTAAACGACCCGGGACTTTCTCAAATGAAGTTACATAGTATGGCTTACGACCTAACGGGTCGTAGTTAAGCACAGCACGAATGACTGTGTTATTTACCATCCAAACTTCGCATGGGTATGATTTTTGTGGGTCTTCGATCTCAGCTTCGTCCAAGCCCCAGTCAAGTAATATATCTCCAGGGATTGTATCCCAGAGCTGTAGAGCCGCAACGACGTCAGAGTGTGCATCGTCAAAGTCTACGCCTGTTACTTCTTCCATTTCTGCCATGTCGTGGTCTAGCCAGTCGAAACCACCAGAGCCAAAGTCAGAAAGGATAGAACGCACTGCGTCCTCGTCGTAACCTTCTACACCGAGCATCTCTTCCACGTCTTCTCGTGTCAGGTGGTGTAACTCAATTATAGGCATATTCTGTACGTCATCTGCCCAAGGTGCGTAGTAAAACTTGAACGGATCAACGCGTTCCCACTCATCGCGCAGAACCTCAACGACGCCAAGGCCACCCTCAACGTACTTCATTGTTTTGCGTTTGCGTGGGATCGGACCCTTTAGAATAGCGTGCGGAAACGTTGCCACGTCATTCGTGAAGTCGAACAGGGCTTTTACGAAGCCACCCTCGACCATCTGGTCTTCCATTTTCATTTCCATCCGCTCGACACGTTTCTCTGCTTCGAACTTCATAGCCCGCATCGCAGTGTCTTTCATGTCAGATGCAAGCTTTTTCAGCTCCATCGGAGGAATTTCACCATTTCCTTCAGCATAATACTGTTGGAGGTTCATCTGCATTATATTTTGTAAGTCTGAGGCTACGCTTGGTGGGACTTCCGGGATTGGTGTCGCTGAGAGCGACCAAGGCTTATCTGCACCTGTTCCCAGTAGTGTATCGCGCAACCAAGCAGTGGCTGTACGGCATTTCGAACTGACTATGCCCATAAAGATTTCAGACCCACCCTGCTCGCGTATTTCAGCGGCTTTACTGGGTTCGTACTCCATGTTTCGGGCGCGGACACACTCTGCGAGCCGAGGCTCTATAGTTCCTGAGTGATGGTCTCGTAGGATTTCCCAACGCTTACGCGTGTGTGATGCCAGACCCACCATAAGTGGACTGTTCTGCTTCTCGCTGGAAGCTCGGTTTGCTGCGTCCTCAAGGTCAGAGGCTCGCGCAACTGGTATTAACTGCGGGCCAAGCGCCATATTAAGTTCTCACATGTGACGTTAAAATTACCATACTCGACATCTGTTTACATGTCAACAAATCAAGTCCACCCATGAGCGGACACTTTTACGACGTTCTTTCTCTGTGTGGACGCGGCTAACGACCCAAATGTTTCCCCGCCGTCCGCGTGCAGACACATGTACTGGAACGCATCAGCGACGTCTGACCAGGGGTGGGATTTTTCTGGCTTCTCGTCTCGCGCCCCTTTTGTATTTATTTTGTATCGGTACTTACCGGCCAACGCCTGCACGAGCGAGGTCGCGCTTACAGTATCAATTACAAATCCGTACTTCCCGTCTACAACGTAAGTTAAAAATTTTTCGACTGCCGCAAGACGTGCCGCAACGGAGTTCGTCCGCGCAGGCTTAACCATAAACCCTTCGGTTTTATATATGTCCGCAACCGTTCTCTCGTCCGTCTGCGCCCTCTGGAACGCCGCTGGATCAATAATAACCAGTGTCTGTCGCCCAGGGAATTTGTTAGCCAACAGCGGTTTTAACCGCTCTCGTATAAATCTCAGCGCACCCATGCCGTCAGATATGAGCGCGTCATACACCACAAGGCGTCCGTCGTGTGCCACCTGCCCTATTACGGCGGCGGGCGTGAGCCCTGCGTCTACGCCTATCAGTAACGGCGACTCCGTGAACATAGGCTTCATCTCTTCTTTAGAGCCATGCACAGTTCGATCAAATGACCTAAACACCGGTTGCCCAGATAAACTCCGTCCAAATTTTGCGTGTATGTACACATCTATCCAGTCGTCAGTTTTACCTTGGGCGAGGTTGTCGTAGTAATCATCGGGCAGAAATTTCGTCCAGTCGGCTTCGGGGCTTAAACCCGAGGGCTGTATCGTTACATGCACGTTATCGGGGGGCTCCGTGAGCAAATCCTCCCAAAAGGTATCCATATCCGGTGGGTTCGTCATCCCCCATATGTGCATATTGGGTTTTCCGTCATCGGTCACACACCCCACAGTGTTCATCATCTTATCGGGATACCGCCCTACACGTCCTTGGGCTGCGTTGTATATATCTGGGTGGATTTCCCTAAATTCGTCGAAAATTATGAAACTTGCCTGTAATGAGAGCAATCTACGCACGTCGTTTGCGTCGTCGAGCCCTCTAAACAGCACCTCGCACTCCACGTCTCCAACTTTTATGACGAATTTGTACTCTGTTTTAAGAAAAGACCCCATAACCCCGTCTGGTATCCACTTTAGGAAGTCCGGTATGGACGTATCGCGCAACTGTTCCCGCGTATTACGCACCCAAATCGTCCTAGAACGCCTAATTCCGTCCTTACAGGGCGCCATTTTAGCCGCATGTTGCAGTATTTTCATAATTCCTGCGGTGGTTTTCGTCGATCCAACGGGTCCAACTGCGAGCGAAATGAACTTTGGCGAGTAGAAAAAGTCATCCAGGGACTCAATTACCTCGAAATTTATCTCATGCTTCATCGATTACGGCCTCACTGGTACCATCTATGGTAATACTATCGGGTGAATCCTTCGCCCTGGTGATGTTTATCACCACTTGGGGACCATTCCCGAGGGTATCCAACTTGGTATCGGGCTCTAAACGCCCCATTTTGTTGAGCATCTTCTGAAATTCTATGCGTGTTGCAGGGTTTATGTCCGGATTTTGCATGTGGCGGAACAAATTATCGAGGTTTACTGCACCAAGGAGGCGCGAAAAGGTCTCCATCTTGGCCGGATCTGCCTCAATTGCCAGCAAATCTTTGGGGGATAGCAGCGCTTTATGCGATTGGGTGGGATCAATTGCTTGGTTTATGTGCTTACTCATAGGTACATCTGTTAACACGTTGGCATCAACGGGTCAAGATAGGCGTGGGAGGAACAAAGGGGGAACAATGGGAAAAATAGGGGCTGCTGTACACGCAATACATAAGGGCTGGGTGGGTGGCCACCCCCCTGCGGTCACTCCCCCCCCCTCGTTGACGTCGCGCCATATATGTAAGTGACCCTGAGGCCAGATCAGATGGCCTGTCACGGTAGATACTTATGACCACATGTTGCGACGCCCTCGCGCCTTGTGTTTTCGAAATCCCATTGCCGCGCATTTAATTGCGCGAGCGAAGAGCTAGTAATGTTTTGGGAGATTAGTGACACGCGAATAGTAATCGGCGAAACAGGCTCGCACGCGGTACACTTGTATCGTGCAGTTCGTTTAATAGCGGAAAACCTTGTGCAGTTAATAACTGCTAGTGACTTGTTACATTCGGTCTAGACCTTCTTTGTCTACAGCCCCGCGCCCAATACAATATGCGGCAAGCTTCCAGTGCCTCGCGGCAAGTAGACATTCAATCGGGTACGCGAGGATGCATTACAAGTGATGCATATTGCTCATGCTAACACGTGAGTAATACCTTATCACTTTAACGATTGGAAAATACTATGTTACTAGAAAAATCAAAAATCAGCGCTATTATCGTTCGCATTGGCAAATCATCAAAGTCAATTCGCGATAATACCCAAACTGTACTCGCTCACATTGCAGGTCATACGTATCAGCATGGCGATTGCGGATTGTACAACAACCTTTACGCTAACACGACAGGCATGAACCGCAAACGCATGGTTCAGTACATCGAGGCCAACGGTTTTGCTAAACTGAAGAACGATGGTACGTTTAACACGAGCCGCAAGAAACGCCGCGAAGCTGACTTTGCTGATGGCGCGGCCGTTGTCGAATACCTAATGAGCCAACCTGCGTGGTATGTGGAAGCTGACGAAGCTCCAAAGATACGCAAAGACCTCGACATTCTTGCCGCGATTGATCTGCTTAACCAGAAGATCACTAAGGGCAAAGCAACAGGCAATGTTGTGAAAGTCGAGTTTGCCGACGTGAAAGAAAAGCTTCAACAACTACAGGAAGCGATCGTTGCTTAAACCAGAATTAGGGCGCTTGCGCCCTGTTTTCCCCTATTAAGACAGGATTTAGCCTGTTTTGCTCTGTCTTATTAGCTGTCTTAATACCAAGTGATTGATTTCATTGCCAGAAAAGCGCCTATTAAGACAATAAGAC